GCAAAAAAGAGAATAAAGCTTTCTCCTTTTTGCACAACGCACACGATCGTGAAACACTTCAACGTTCAGCATCGCACGAGCAGCCGTTTTGATCATACAACTTCGAACTGCGCGACCGACAGGCTAGGCACGTAGTTGCAGTGTCGTAGGTAAATAACTAAAATGGCAATGGGCATGACAGGCGGTCAGCTAGCGTCGAAGCTGCGTATCGACCAAGGGTTGGGGTTGCCTGATGCGTTCTTGAAACAGAGTGGGCGGGCCGGCGAGGCTGACAGTGGCGCTGACGGCGAGTGGGCCGCTTTCGGGATACACTCTGGGGCTCCCCCCAACGCCGCCCACCCCCACGTGGTGCCTGCCGCACTAGATGCGTCATCGAGCGCCGGGCGGGTAGACACTTTGCGTCCACTGGTGGGAGACGTGGCCTACAGCCTGTTTTTGAGGTTAGGAGAGACTGACTACGACGTGACCAAAGATGAAGAGGCCAGCCCGATGGATGTGAGCCACTCCGTGATATGCTCGTACGCTCTTGAGATCGATGGGCGCACTGCGCTGACGCGCGCGGATGTCACGTCGCACTGTGCTGTGTACCCACCGATGGCCAAGAGGGGGAGTGCCACCCCGGTGTCGGTGACGGGCGCGTTAACGACGTCACGACGCACGAGCGCGGCCGCCGCCTGCGAGGGGCTGGCAATGCACGCAGGGTCGGGCAATAACGCGGATGTCAGCCTGGGGGTGGCCCGCGAGTTCATGTACGACAGGGCGCGGCACCAAGAGAACGGGCTTGAGTCTGTGTTTGTGCGTATGTGGCTGGTGCATCTCAGTGTGTTGTCGCGGCGACCCGTGACACAGGTGGTGGACCCAGCTATGCTGGCTGCTCGGTTCGTGAACATCCTAGCTCCAGCGGAGAGCGACGCCGCCAGGGCAATGCGCGGGGTCAGGATAAACGCTCGCGGGTTGAGTGACACGGCGCTGGCGCTGTTGGTGCTGGGATGCAGCGACACGTCACAGGCGGCGGGGCTGCACTACCGGGCACGACGGTACAAGTTCACGCGCTCGGCATTGTCCATGTACGGTATGCAGGGGCGGATCCGCTTGGCTGTGGCGTTGGACAGGGCAGAGGTGACCGGTCTCGCGATCGTGTCCTTAGCAGAGAGATACGGTGCGGAGGCCGCATGCGGTGCCGGCCTGCAGACTGCGCTGATGATGTACGGCGTGAACGATAGCGGGCGGTACGTGCGACTAAAGTGCCCGGAACCCGAGTTACATGATGATGTGGCCACGACAGCAGGCATACGAGCACTGTCGGTTAGAAGCTACTCCGATCTATCGGATAACCGCCTCCTGTCACTGTCCTTATTTGTCGGTCGGGCATGGCGCCAGGCAGCCGGGCACCTACTGCGGTCCTCCACCATGCAGACGACCACTGCAGACATAGACGCAGTGGTGAACACCCTGCTGCCCAGCCAAGGAGCATTGATAAAGGCTGTGGGGTGTGCCCATGCCAGAGCTATGGGGTGGGTGGCGCCGTTGGTTGACACGGTGTCCTACGTGGAGCAGAACTACCGCCTATTGTGGGAGGAGCGGGGCGTGGTGCATTGCCTGGCTCTCGGCTTGCGGGTGCCCAACTCCGTGCTGGAGGAGGCGACGGCGGTGATAGACGTTCCTTATCCGCCCGCCCTGTCGCCGTCCGACGACCCGCTGTCAGCCAAGCCACGCGCGAACAGCCTTGCCACTCTTGGGTTGGTGGAATCCTTGCTGTCGTCGTCAGGTGAGAGCTTGTGCGGGTCCGCTCGGGCGAGAGGAAGGCGCCAGGCCGGGCTGGTGGCTGTGCCCGCGCAGGTAGTGGCTCTAGCCGGGCACCGGGTGCAGTTCACTCTACTAAGTGTCGCTAGTGGCGTGGCTGTGAAAGTGGAGGAGCTGCCGACACGGCCATTGCTGGCAGAGCCGCTGCAGACCGGACTGCAGGCTGTTGAGTACGTGCAGGCGCCTTGGGCCCCGGCGCAGGATGCACCGGAACCGGCGCCGCCTGTGGAATTTCGAGATACGCTCGATCAATTCCTACATGCATACAGGCCAAGCAGGTCCGTGCTGGAACAACCTAGGGTAGAGGTCACACCCCGAATGTCGTCAGGGTCGGACGTGCTTAACGTGATGCTACCCGAGGGCACACCTGCCTCCCTGCGAGAGTCTATAATAGGCGGGACATTAACTCCAGTCAGTGGCGCAGGCGTTGGCGGCTGTGCGGAGGCAATAGCGAACTCCCTGCAAGCGCAGCACGGGGTGACAGTATCTGCTGGTGAGATAGAGAAGGCGATGCAGGGCGACAGCGGCGGTACCTCGCTGCAGGTAGAAGCAATGGCTGGCGCTCTGGCCAAGTTTGGGGACTACCGACTGGTGTTACTAGATGAACACTCTCAGGGGGTGAGTTTGAAGGCGGGAGCCAGCGGGAGCAAGCCAGTAACAATACATCGCAACGGGTCATCCTATAATGCGCTGGGGCGCGGCCCGGGGCGAGGGATACGCGTCAGGCTGCGTGGCGGTGGCCCGCCTGCGCGTGAAGCACAGCCGCAGCTAAGGCGCCTATCGCGCAGCAGCTGAGCTGCCACTTGGCCGTGTGCGCGTAGCCGTGGCTAGCGGCGGTGCCGGAGACGTGAGTCGGCTGATTCGGTGGGCGGTGGGCGCTGATCGTCGTGATTGCTAGCACGCGGGGCTAGTGAGGTAGTGACGCACCCCGTATTAGGTATAGGCCGCTGACGGGTGGTGCACTGACCGAGTGGGTGACGGTTGGGGCCGCCGCCGGTAGGGATAGGTCCACGCCGCGGTGGCACACCTCTTGTTGAACATGCAGCTTCGACAGGTACCACAACGCACCCCCTGCAGCGCACGGGACTCCAACGAGCACCACCAGGTAGGTGCCGGCGGGGGGCGTCGCCGGCGCGCGCAGGCATGCGACGCGGTGATACACTTCTTGTTGAGCATGGGGCTTCAACAAGTACC